AGAACCACCCATTGCACGTCCAACACGACCACCTTGAGCATTATTTTCTTTTTTTTTACCCGGTGGGCTTGTAATTTTTCTAATCACTGTTGCCATCACTTTTTTTCTAGCAAGTAGTTTAAGTTGAGCCGCATCAGCATTTAAATACCTGTTGTAACCAGGAGCATTTGGATCTGTATCTTGCTCTGTTATACCTTCTAATTTATGTTTTTCTGATAATGCTGTTTTAGCATCTGTAAATGCTTTAAAATCTTTACCCACTTCTTTATTAAATTGTGCATCATTAAGAGCTTCTGAGGCTGCATTAATATTAGCTGTAGTTACTTCAGCCATAACTATGTTATGGTATTGATCTTCAAGTAATTTATATTCAGCACTGTCTTCATACACTTGACTCATTTCTTGTATTAATTCGTTTGCTCTTCTTGTGTTAGCTTCGACTGCAAATTGATCTGGCTGTAATGCATCTTTTAAAGTCAATAGTTTTGCTCCTTGTACAAACTCTAAGTTGCTTGTTAAATCAGATTGACTGGATGAAAGCATAGCTTGTTTATAAGCAGTATCTTGTGCTTGAAAAGCAGCTTCACGAGCATCAGAAGAAGTAGCTAAATCTTTACCTAAACCACTTAGTGCTGGACCAGCTGCTGCTAGTGCACCTTTAAGCCCTGAGCCACGACCCTCAGCGCCAAGTATCTCGCCACCTGCTGCTGCTATTCTTAACCAATCGCCAGTGCTTAAACCACTTTGCTTTTGAGCTTGCATAGAATTTAAAACAGCTTCACGTTGTTTTTTTGATTCTTGTAAATCTGCAGCGCCTTGTGTATTTATATTGTTTATAAAAGAATCTAAGTCAGATGTAGAATCAGTGCCTGTACCTAATATATCAGTAGTTGTTCCTGTACCTGGTATAGCAGAGTATGGATATTCTTCAGTACCCTCTTCATATTTTTTTCTCGGTTGTGCAAAGCCAGAAATAATACCACTATTAGTATTTGGCGAACCACCCATTCTAAACATCGGTCTTCTTAATGGTTTACTCATTATCCAAATCCTTTATTAAATGCACCAGCGATACCAGCGATACCAGTTCCAGTACCTAAGATAGTTTGTAAGGTACTAGGTGGCGTTGCTTGTGAAGTGCTGTATTGAGTTGACGCACCGATACCACCCATTAGTGGCGCAAATTGCTGACCAGCAAAACCAATTCGTTGTTGCTCTTCGTAAGCTGCTTCACGATTAGCTGTAGCTTGTGCATCTAGTTGTGATTGTCTTAATGCTTGTTGAGTATTACCAAGTTGCATTACATTAGCTGACTGTTGGTTTGCTAACTGTGGTGCTAGCGTTGCTAGCCCTTGTTGATTTTGCATACCTGCTTGTGATGCTGCTTGTGCTTGCGCAAAATTTTGTGCTCTTAAATCTGCTTCCATTTGTGTTGCGCCTAAAGTTGTTTGTGCATCATACACTCCACGTTGAACCCCTTCACGACCACCACCAAAAGCGCCTGCAGCTATTGCTGAATCAGCAATAGATTGTCTACCTTGAGCTCGTTGATTTTGATAAGATGCTTGAGTGGCATCAATAACTTGTTGTTGGTATGGCGACATATACGGATCCATAGCTGACGTTACGCCAGCACCAGTTACTTGGCCTGTAGTTGGATCAACTCCAGCTAATCTTTGTGATTCATCTAAGAAAGGTTGAAAGGCACCTATGCCTGAACCTTGACCAACGCCAGATGCTAATCCTGTGGTTGGGTCATAAGATACATTACCAAGCCCTGCTTGGTTTGCTTGTGATTGTATTCCAGCTTTTTGAAAAGCTGATAACCCTGCAACTGAGGGTGCAAATTGACTAGTGTCAACTGCTTGGCCTAAAACCCCTGGAGTAACAACTCCAGTAGCTTGATTTTTGCTACCAAATAATTTATCTGTATATACTTTACCGGCCTGTTCGATAAATTCGGCGGGACGGGTTCTGGTAATTTCTTCAGCCATTAAACTGTTGCCTCCATCTGTTCTTGTAGGTCATACAAAGCTCTAGCCCCAGCTCTTGGGTCTGCTTTACCGGTTAAGGCTTTACCTATACCAGCAACTGCTCTGTCATTCAAGACAAACTCGTCTTTTCCGACCATTGCCGGTACATCATCTGCTCGTGGCTCGGTGCCAAGTTCTATAAAACCTCCGGGTCTTAAATCCATTTGCATGCCTGGTGGCATATTTGGTGCAATCGGATCACCTTGTGGTGTTTGTCTACCACTACCATAATTAAAGTTAGGTCTATCCGGCATACCACCATTAGCATAGCCAATACGGCCACCGTTAGACATACTTTGAAGTTGAGAGAAAGGTCCACCACCCATAATACCCATATTAGTACCTAATAATTCTTGAAGAGTACCTCCGGTAACACTTGGTTGAAAATTTCCTCCACCATTATTATTAGCAGGGACTAAAACTTCTTGAGGTTTAAATTGACTACTTACATTACTTTGAATGTCTTGGGTAGCACCATCTAAACCAGTTTTAACTGCGTTCATAATATTTCCTACCATACCACTTTGATTGGAATTACCACCACCATATCCTGGTATAGTTGGCATCCTCATATTGGAATCCATACCTCCTCCAAGAATACCTCCAAGACCCGCAAGAGGTCCCATTCCGGCAAGGTTAGTTGCTGAAGGTTGTTGTTGAGGTTGTACCCCGCCACCATAATTAAAATTAGGTCGGTTTATCATACCACCCATAGCTCTACCTGGACGAACATATCTACCTAAATCACTATAATAGTCTTGAAACATTTGTGCTTTTTGTTCAGCCTCAGCTGCAAATCTAGCATTCATTTCATCACGTTTTTGTCTTTCTGATTTTCTAACATCTTCCATAGTTCTGTCAGCATATAAAGAATTTATTTCTTTATCTAATAATTTTTCCATTAAACTAATTTCGCCATCGTTTTCTGAATCTCTACTTCTGTCAGCAGTTCTTTTACGCATGTCAATTATTTCATTTAATTTAGTTTCTAGCTTTTCTATTTTTTCGCTGCTATAGCGGTTCTCGTTTATATAAGTACCAACTTGTGTTTCTGGGTATTCTTTATAAAACTCTGTCATGTTTAAACTGTCACGGTCTCTATCACCATATACATCACCCGCGTAATCTTCAGGAATCATGTTACTATAATTTTGTGAACCATCAGCAAAACCAATACGGCCGCCGTTAGCCACATTTAAACGTTCTTGTAAATCACTATTATAGTACTCCATAAATGCATTATATTCTGCTTCAGTAGCACCTGGATTAGAGCCATAAAAATATTGATTTGCAAATTCCATAGACTCATCATAACTTAAACCACGCGCCTTGGCGCTTGCTGCAGCCTGCGAGGCTAAATCTCTACTTAATCTTTCTACTTCGTTATAACCAAGTTTTGGTGCTGCTTGCACACCAATAGTAGAAGCGCTACCTATAGAAAGAGGGTTGTCAAGAGGAGCCATAGCAAATGATCTAGCTCCCTCCATCATTTTTTGACCAGTACCTAACTCTTTAAAAGCAGCTTTATATGCATCGCCTGATTTTAATATTTTTTCAGCAGGTGCAAACTTAGCAACATTACCAGATTGTTGTGGACCTGTTAAAGCTCTTCCTTTTGGTCCATCTGTCATTAAAGAAGCATCAGGAGTCATTCCTCTAGCTGCGCCAAAGATACCTGACATTAAAGATGACTCTAGTCTAGTTCGATCACTAGTTAGTTCTTGAGTTCCAGCATCAGCAAGAAACGCGCCTATACCTTGTCCCAACATACCTGTACCACCAACACCAAACATACTTGCTATCATCGGTCCACCAAAAATAGAAGCCAGCGCCGGTAAGAAGGGTGCTGCCTCTTTAGGTATTGCCTTCCTAATTTTCTTTTTAATTTTACTAAAAAATCCCATGGATAACCTTATACAATATAATATTAAGCAAGGTGCCTAGGCTTGGGTGAAGACGATTATTGAATTTACTACGTTTTACCATAAATTACAAGTCCGATTCTGCTCCAATTGCTGGCATTTTTGCAACTTTAATATAGACGCTGCGTGACAGGTGTTCTTGTTTAGTCTCTGTTTCTGGGTTGTCTACATCAGTTTGACCGTGGTCATCTGACTCATATTCTTGGCCCGTTACAGTGTTCTTTAATAATACTTCAGCATCAACTTTAACTTGAGCAACTTTAACGTCACCCTCGTATAAATAGCCTATTGATCCTGGTTCTTTAAATGTTGGCATATGACCTCCTTAGTCTCTGCTTATTTCCAAAAATGACATAACAACATGTAATCTATTTGCTGTTGCTGCCGTTACTTTTATAATCTCACTCTCATCTACAATCAATGGTTGTTTTAATAGTTCTTCTGTACCCAAAGCATCTACTGCATATAATTTAAATAAACTTGTTACAGCACTAGCTTTAGTAACTGTTACCGTAATAGTGTCATCACTAGAAGAATCATTTGATACTAGTATAGATTTTATTATTGTTACTGTTGCAGCAGGAGCTGTATACAAAGTAGTTACATTAGTATTAACTAAATCTGCTTTTGCAACTTTATATCTATTGGCCATTTAATTTATAAACCAGTTTATTTGTTCTTGTTCTTCTTTTAAAGATTGCTGAAACGTAGAATTTAATTGATCTACAATTCCAGTAATAGTTTTGTTAATTTGTCTTTGTGTACTAACATCGTATTCAATTTTTGGTTCTGGTACTCTAACAATTATTTTACTCATTATCTAGCTCCATCTGGTTTTACGTCTAAGAGAAAAGTTCCAAATCTCCAACTTTGTTCTACACCAGTATTCTCAATTTTAAAGTTAACATATCTACCTCTTGCTCTAGTGTCTACCTTTTCTGTTGCAGCAGTTATAGTAAACGGACTATATGTCGAAGTTGTATCTGTATTAGATGGAAAATCTTTAATAGCCAAAGTAACATCAGCGTTACCAACTAATGTTTTAAAGTCAGGTATAAATCTACTAACTGATACAAACAAGCCACCTTCACTGTTTTGAACATTTAAATCATAGTCATATGAAGTTATAAAAGAAGTAACCGGAGTAACTGAACCATCTTCATTAGTTTGATCGGTACCTATTTCATGTTCAAAATATTTAGTTTGACCTAATCCTGTCTCACCTAAGACTGCTGGAAAAGTACCAGTTAAGGTTGTGTCAAATTTAGTTGCATAAGGTTTTTGATAAATGTTAGCATCCATCCATGAACTACGTGGCTCATTAGATAAGGACCAAATACCACCTGGAACTTGCGCCGACTCTGCATAATTATAGGTCACGGCTTTGTTATTAAAATCATTGTCTGCTGGATACCACCAAGTTATTTCCGAAAACAAATTATTTAAACCAGCGTTCATTTGTTGACCTTTAGTCGTGTCTATATTATCAAATACCTCGTCTTCTACTGAACAAGGTAAAGTTTTAACCGTACCGTCATACATTAAGAAACCTTTAGAACTCATCCAATAAGCTACCCCATCTACTTCTACCGCTGCATTTTTACCAATTAAACCACAGTTAGTACCAACTTGTTCTATACCAAATATAAAAGGTGCTCCAATAAATTTCATTGAATAAAGTGCGTTATCGGTCCAAATTAAAATAGATTCTTTAGCTTTTAAAGCTCCAATAATTTTAGTACCATCTTGAATTCTTAAAGTACCGGCAGTGTTAGTTGAAGTTGGAGTATAGCTATTTATTTCTTCTTGTGCCGAAAATCTAATAAACATGTCATCTTGACTACTGGTAGTACCTATAGTTGTTTCTGTACCTAAGTGTATTAACAACCTAGTGGTAGGTGAAATAAGCGTGATCCTCGATGCTG